CATCACGCCCGTGGCGCGGCTCCGGATCCCCGTCGCGCCCGGCTCCGCCGGAGTGGGTGACGATGGCGACGACGACGCGTTCGACTGACCAGCTCGAGCAGCGCTTCCCGATCTCCGTCCCGAGGGAGGAGGACGCGTGGCGCGTGATCGGCGAGCACGTGGCCGCGATGATCGAGGCCGGCCTCGTGATCGAGACGGGATGGATGGAGGACAACGCTCCGGTCCTCGTGACTCCGCTCCCGACCGGCCCGCACGTGGTCTACTCCCGCTCGAAGGTCGAGCGCGTGGTGAAGGCCCTCGGCAAGCTGCAGCAGATCAAGGGGCGATGGGCGCGGCATCCTCTCCGCCTCTTCGACTGGCAGGTCTTCTACGAGATCGCCCCCGTCTTCGGACTGATCGACGAGCGGACCGGCTTCCGGATCATCAGGACCGCGTGGTTCGAGAAACCTCGGAAGAACGGGAAATCGACCGAGTGCTCCGGCCTCGCGCTCTACCTCGCGTTCGCCGACGGGGAGGAAGGCGCCGAGGTCTACGCCGCGGCGAGGGACAAGGCCCAGGCGCAGATCGTCTTCGCCCCGTGCAAGGTGATGGCCGAGCGCTCGGCCGAGCTCCGGAAGAAGCTCGGAGTGCGAGGGATCACGAAGGGGTACCTCACGAACCCGACGACGACGAGCATCCTCCGCCCGCTGGCCGCCGACATGGGCGGGAACCTGCACGGCCTCAACGTCCACGGAGGGATCGTCGATGAGGTCCACGTTCACCGGACGCCCGACACGATCGACGCGATCGAGACCGGGACCGGATCCCGGGAGCAGCCCCTGGTGGTCTTCATCACGACCGCCGACGAGGGGAAGACCGGCAGCATCTACGACACGAAACGGACCTACGTCGAGAACCTCTGCACGGGGACGATCGTCGACCCCAGCTTCTACGGAGTCGTCTTCGCCGCCACCGAGGAGCAGCTGGCGCGCGACCCCTTCGGGATCGAGACCCTCACGACCGCGAACCCCGGGATCGGCTACACCGTCACCGAGGACTACCTCCGCTCGAAGGCGAGGGAGGCCGCGAACAGTCCCGCGCAGCTCAACCGCTACCTCCGCCTTCACTGTGGGAAGCGCACGAAGCAGACGATCGCGTGGCTCACGATGGCGAAGTGGGACGCCGCCGCCGGCTCCGTGCAGCCCGAGGACTTCCGCGACCGGACCGCCTACCTCGGCTTCGACCTCTCGGCCACGACGGACTTCACCGCCGCCGTGTGGATCTCCCCCTTCGAGGTCGAGCAGCGATCGACGACCGTCCTCGCCTATCTCGTGTGGGCGCGATTCTGGATCCCGGAGGAGCGCGTCGACGAGCTCGAACGACTGACCGGAGTCCCGCTCCGAGCGTGGGCGAAGGCCGGCTGGGTCACGCTGACCGAGGGGAACGTGGTCGATTACGCCAAGGTGCGCGCGGACATGGCCGCCGAGACCGAGCGCCTCGGCTGTACTGTCGCGGAGGTCGCTTACGATCCGTGGAACGCGACCGAGACCGTCCAAGAGATGCAGAACGAAGGGCACAACATGATCCCGACCCGCCAGGGCTACCTGACTCTGAACGCTCCGGCGAAAGAGATCGAGCGCGCCGTGATGGGATCGACCCCCGAGCTCCCCCTCTTCCGCCACGGAGGGAACCCCGTCCTCCGATGGATGGCAGATTGCGCCGAGGTCATGCAGGACCCCGCCGGCAACATCAAGCCCGCCAAGCCCGACCGACGGAAGAGCTCGAAGCGGATCGACGGGATCGCCGCCGCCGTGAACGCCATGTCCCGGGCGATGCTCCGGACCGTCCCGAAGAAGAAGCGCCGCTCCGGCGGCTCCGTGTAGAGGAGGCCTCGTGCCCGAAGACAACCGCGACCCGATCAAGGTCCTCCGCAAGCTGCACGCCGAGCTCGTCGGCCGCCGGCCAGTGATCGAGAAGGCCGAGGCCTACTACGACGGCGCCCATAATCTCGCGTTCGCCGGCGAGAAGTTCCTCGAAGCGTTCGGAGGTCTCTTCCACGCCTTCGCCGATAATTGGTGTGGAGTCGTGGTGAACGCGCCCGAGGAGCGGATGGAGGTCCAAGGCTTCCGGGTGAACAAGAGCACGACCGCCGACGCCGGAGCGAAGAGGCTGTGGGAGGCGAACGAGCTCGACCTGCAGAGCGGGATGGGTCATCTCGACGGACTGATCTCCGGCGCCTTCTACGTCACGTGCTGGCAGGGAGACGACGAGAAGACCCCGGAGATCACGGTCGATTCCTCGACGATGACGGTCGTCGAGTGCCACCCGAAGATCCGCCGCCGGCGGACCGCCGCGCTCCGTTCCTACGTGGCCGACGACGGCTACGAGCACGCCGAGCTCTTCTTCCCGGAGGCCGTGTACCTCTTCCGCTCGCAGGCGAAGAGGACCGCCGGCGGAATGGTGGACCCCGGCCGCGCACGATGGGTGATCGAGGACCAGCTCGACGTGAGGAGCGATCTCGACTCCTCCGGCAAGATGGCGAACCCGCTCGGAGTGGTGCCCGTGGTCGAGTTCCTGAACATGCCGCGGCTGACGATCTCGCGCCGCGCCGGATGGGCCGCACACTCCGAGCTCTCCTCCGTGATGCCGCTGCAGGACGCGGTGAACAAGCTCGTCGCGGACATGCTCGTGGCCTCCGAGTTCGCCGCCTTCCCCCAGCGCCACCTCACCGGCTACGAGCCCGACGACAAGATCGGCGCCGACGGGAAACCGACCGGCGAGACCCTCCCGCCGAACTTCAAGAGCGGACCCGGGAAGCTCTGGTGGCTCGAAGAGGAGGGAGCGAAGTTCGGACAATTCGACGCCGCCGACCTCTCCTCGAGCGTGTCTTCGATCGAGCTCATCGTCCAGCACATCGCGAGTATCTCGGCCACCCCGCCGCACTACCTCCGCGCGTCGGCCGACCGGCTCTCCGGCGAGTCGATCAAGTCCGCCGAGTCTGGCCTCGTGGCGAAGGTCCGCCGGAAGACACGCGGGTGGGGCGCCGGGTGGGAGGAAGTGATGCGCCTCGCCGGCAAGATCGCCGAGATCCCCGAGCTCGCCGGCGCGCAGTCGATGGAGACCATCTGGCGCGACCCCGAGACCCGCACGGAGTCGCAGCACGTGGACGCCGTCTCGAAGAAGAAGGAGCTCGACGTCCCGGCGCCGCAGCTATGGGAGGAGCTCGGCTACACCCCGGAGCAGATCGACCGCTTCCCCGCGATGCGAGCACAGATGCAGCTCGAAGGGATGGCCGCGAACGCCGCAGAGCGCGCCCGCCTCGCGACCGTGGAGGCCGACCTCCTCGCCCGCCAGGAGCTCGCCGCGACCGGAGGCCTCCCGCCGGCGAATCAGGCGTAGCCCGTGGCCGAGCTCGACCAGCTCGTCGAGATTCAGCAGGCGCACCACCGCCGCTTCCTCGGAGTGCAAGACGCGACCGCGGAGCTCATCGGCGAGCAGTGGGACACCTTCGCCGGCCTCGACGACGTCGCCGCCGCACAATTCGAGGCCGCCGCCGGAGTCGTGCTGCAGACCGCGAAGCAGCAGACCTCGACGCTCGCCGTCGCGTACATGAACGCGAACGACCGGCTGGGAGGCTTCCCCGCCTCCGGCCTCGTGCCCGTGGTCCCGGAGATCCGGAACGGAGTCCCCGTCGCCGAGGTCTACCACCGCTCGATCGTCGAGGCCCGAGCTCGTGTGGCGAACGGCGCGACCTTCGAGGAAGCGATGCGCTCCGGCCGAGCTCGTGCAGTGAGCACCGCCCGGACCGACGTCAGTCTGACCAACAAGGCCGAGATCAACCGAGGAGGCCAGCTCCGCCCGTGGGTCGTCGGCTACCGCCGGGTGCTGACCGGCCGCTCGTGCGCGTTCTGCGCGACCGCCTCCACCCAGCGGTACAAGTCCGCCGACCTCCTCCCGCTGCACCCCTCGTGCGATTGCGATATCGCCGAGATCTTCGGGACCGAGGACCCCGGCCAGATCATCAACCGGGACCTACTGACCGACCTCAAAGACGCGAAGCGCGAGGCCGGAGGCCGCCCCTACGTGGTGGACGCCGACGGCTCGATCCGCTACAAGAGGACCGAGAACGTCCTCAGCCCCGACGGGACCGGCCCGCTCCGAACCCCCGATGGCCAGCTCCGGAAGCAAGTCACCGCCGGCGACAAGGTGCGCGTCGAGGTCGTCGATCACGGGGAGCTCGGCCCGATGCTGACCGACGCGAAGCACGCCACGACCACCGCGCCCGAGCTCGCGCCGCCGAGCACCAGCCCGAGCACGGGCCCGGCGCGCCGCACGCGCTCGACCGCCACGGATCCCGACGTCCTCGCCGAGGCCCGCCGGCGCAACGTCACCCCGGACCGGGTGATCGAGCTCCGCGAGCAGAAGGCCGAGCGCCGCTTCCTCGAAGATCGCGCCCGCCGGGAGGCCGCGAAGAACCTCACCGCCGACTCCGCCGACGTCCGCCGGGTGGCCGAGAAGTACGGAGTCCACCCCGACGAGGTCCTCTCCGCCCGAGCTCGTGTGGCCGACGTCCGGAAAGTGGCGCGCGAGGCCGCCGCCCGCGAGCAGGCCGACGTCCTCCGCGAGCTCGACCGCCTCACCGAGGGAAGTCCTCGGATCAAGAACCCGCCCCGGATCGGCTCGAAGACGAACGCCGGCAGCGCGGCCCGCCGAGGCGAGTACGACTGGCTCGAGCAGATCAGCGACCGGGAGAAGGCCCGCCTCTCCCGCTCGTGGTACGGAGGAGGCCAGGCGCCCGACCAGCTCGCCGCCTCCATGTCGAACGCCCTCGGCCGAGACCTCTCGATCGACGAGGCGATGGATCTCTGGATGGACCTCAACCGGCGAGCGGAGGCCGCCGGCGCGCTTCGCCGAGGGAAGCTCCCCAGCCTCGACGCCTACTCCGGCCAGCTCGACCCCGACGAGCTCCTCCGCTCGATCACCGACGAAGGCTACGACCTCGCCCGGATCTTCGGAGACGACCTCGACGCCGCCGGCCATATCGCCTCCGTCGAATCTGACCTCGCTCGGCGGGAGGCCCTCGACTACCTCGGCGACGCGGTGAACGCGATCGAGGGACCGAGCCCCTACCGGATGGGTTTCCAGACGTGGGAAGAGGAGGTCCGGGAGCTCGAGTACCTCTTGCGCGAGAACCTCGCCGGCAGGACCGAGCGCGCCCGCTACGCCGAGCTCGTGCCGCAGTACCTCGACGAGCCCGGCCTCGACTTCGAGGACCTGTACGCTCGCATCATCTCGACCGCACGGAAGGCCGGAGAGGAGGTCCCCGACTATGCCCGGATCCCGTGGGAATGAACGCCCGAGCTCGGCCACCGGCGCCAGCCGCGACCGCCTCGCCGAGTGGGAGGCCGGCGCCTTCTCCGCCCTCCGCCGCCACCGGGACGCCGCGACCCCCGTCGACGACGAGCTCCCCGAGGAAGCGTGGCGCGACCCGGACGAGATGAGATCCGCACTCTCCCGGCTTCCGTCCGCGTAGGATCCGTCTCGTCGAGGCGCGATGCCTCGGCCCGAGATAAGGAGCGCCCGCGATGGGAGCAGCAACAGAGACCACGACCGAACCGGGAACCGGGACCACCAGCACGCCACCGCCGGCGACCGGCGCCGGCGCAGCGACCAAGCCCGACCCGAAGAACGAAGACCCCGAAGGCCTCGGCGAGGCCGGCTTGAAGGCCCTCCGCGCCGAGCGGAATCGAGCAGACGCAGCGGAGCGAGCACGCCTCGCCGCCGAGGCCGAGCGCGACGAGCTTCGGACGAAGAACCAGACCGCCGAGGAGAAGGCGATCGAGGCCGCGAAGAAGGCCGGCCGCGAAGAGGCGACCCTCGAAGCGAACCGCCGGATCGCACGGTCCGAGATCAAGGCCGCCGCCGGCGGTAAGTTGCAAGATGCCGAGGACGCCGCGAGCTTCCTCGGCGACCTCGACCGCTTCATCGTCAAAGGCGAAGTGGACTCGAAGGCGATCACGTCGGCGATCGACGAGCTCGTCAAGGCCAAGCCCTACCTCGCCGCAGCGGGGAAGGCCCGGCCGCTCCCCGGCGGAGGCGCGACGCAGAGCTCCGGGACCAGTTTCAACGACACGATCCGCCGCAAGATCCGCGGCGGGAACTGACCCAGGAGGTCTCCCAACATGCCCAGCTATACCGATCAGATCGACCGCACCGACGCCGGCGCCCTCATGCCCGAGGACGTGGCCTCGGAGATCCTCGGCACGATCGCCGAAGAGTCCGTGGTGATGAACCTCGCCCGGCGCCTCCCGAACATGTCCCGGAAGGAGCGCCGCATGCCCGTGTGGAGCACGCTCCCCCAGGCCTACTTCGTCAACGGGGACACCGGCCTCAAGCAGACGACCGGCGCCTCGTGGGACAACGTCTACATCACCGCCGAGGAGCTGGCGTGCTTCGTGGTGATCCCGGACTCCGTCGCCGACGACGCCGACTACGACATTCTGACGGAGGTCAAGCCCGGCATCGTCTCGGCGATCGGCAAGGCCTTCGACCAGGCCGTCATGTACGGGATCAACGCCCCGAGCTCGTGGCCGGATCCCCTCTCCATCGGCATCGAAGAGGCCGGCCACCGCGTGACCCTCGGAGACGTCGGCGACCTGTACGACGACCTCATGGGCGAAGGCGGAGTCCTGTCCCTGATCGAGGAGGACGGCTTCTTCCCCTCCGGCCACGTGGCAGCGCTCCGGATGCGTGCCAAGCTCCGCGGCCTCCGGGAGAAGGACGTCGACGGCAACGCCACCGGCTCGCCGATCTTCACTTCGGCGAAGATGGCCGACGGCCCGACCCAGTACGCCCTCGATGGGGAGTCGCTCATGTTCCCCCGCAACGGCGCGATGGACCCGGCCCGCTCGCTCCTGATCTCCGGCGATTGGTCGCAGCTCGTGTGGAGTGTCCGCCAGGACATCACCTACAAGGTCATCACCGAAGGCGTCATCACCGACGCCAACAACAACATCGTGATCAACCTCCCCCAGCAGGACTCCTCGGCCCTCCGAGTCGTCTTCCGGGTGGGTTGGGCACTGCCGAACCCGATCAACCTCGTGAACGAGGACGAGGCGACCCGGTACCCCTTCGCCTCGCTCGAACCCGTCGGCGCGAGCTGACCGAGGCCGAAGACACAGACGATGCGCGAGGACGGGAACGACGAGGCTCAGGTGGCCGTGATCGTTCCCGTCCTCCGCCGTCCTCACCGGGTGGCGCCGTTCCTCTCCTCGCTCGCCGCGGCCACGCCCGAGCCCGTCCGGATCGACTTCGTCGCCACCGCCGGCGACTCCGCGATGATCGATGAGATCCTCCGCCTCGCCGAGGACGACCCGGCGATCGTGCTGCACGTGCTCCCGCCGAACCCCGTCGGCGACTACGCCCGGAAGATCAACCACGCGTACCGGCAGAGCTCGACCCCCTTCCTCTTCACCGCCGCCGACGACCTCGCCTTCCATCCCGGGTGGCTCGAGGCCGCGCTGGCGCCCTTCGCCTCGCCGGCGATCGGAGTCGTCGGAACGCAGGACCTCGCCCCGACCGAGCGCTCGAAGACCGGCCAGCACGCGACGCACTGCATGATCCGCCGCCGGTACGCCGACGAGCTCGGCACCATCGACGAGCCCGGCAAGATCTTCCACGAGGGATACCCGCACGAGTTCGTAGACGACGAGCTCGTCGAGACCGCGAAGGCGCGCGGCGCGTGGACCTTCGCCGCCGGCTCCGTGGTCGAGCACCTTCACCCCTCGTGGGGGAAGGCTCCCCGGGACGCCCTCTACAACGGCCAGCGCCGGCGGATGGAGGCCGGCCGCCGCGTGTACCTCCGCCGCCGCGGACTATGGACGCCGACTCCGTCGCGGTAGTCGTCGCCACCTTCGGGGAGGAGCGATGGGCGCAGCTGGCGCGCACGATCGCCGCTCCCTCGGCGGAGGCCGAACGCCCGGCGGAGCTCGTGCTCGAGCACGGCCCGACCCTCCACCAGGCGCGCAACGCCGGCGCCGCCCGCACGAGCTCGGAGTGGCTTTGCTTCCTCGACGCCGACGACCAGCTCGAACCCGGCTACCTCTCGGCCCTCCTCGGCGCCGCCGGCGATCTCCGAGCTCCCGCCGTCCGCTACGTGGTGCCGGGCGCGCCGGATCCCGCGCCGCTCGTGCTCGACCGCCGAAACATCTCGACCGTGAACCCGTGCGTGGTCGGGACCCTGATCCGCCGGGAGCTCTTCGAGGAGGCCGGCCGCTTCTGGCCGGAGCGAGCGTGGGAGGATTGGTCCCTCTTCCGGCGAGCGTGGCTCCTCGGCGCGGTGATCGAGCACGTCCCCGCCGCCGTCTACCGTGTGACCGTGAACCCCGCCGGCCGCAACAGCACCGTCGACCGGCCGCACACCCTCCACCGCGAGATCCTCCGTAGCCACGCCGCATGGATCCGACAACGAAAGGCCCCCCGATGATCGCCCTCCTCGTGATGACCGACGGACGAGACCACATCTTCCGCACGATCCCCAGCTTCGAGGCCTTCGCCTCCGGCTTCATCTCGGAACGCTGGATCCACGACGACTCCGGCGATCCGCGCCACGCCGAGAAGCTCCGCCGAGTGTTCCCCGGGTACACCGTCATCACCACGCCCGGCCGCTCCGGCTTCGGAGGCGCGATCCGCTCCGCGTGGCAGACCCTCCGGGAGAGCAGCTCGGCCGACTTCGTCTTCCATCTCGAGGACGACTTCGTCTTCGGCCGGCTCGTGGATCTTCACGCGATGGCGACCCTCCTCAACCTCGCGCCCGAGCTCGTGCAGGTCGCGCTCCGCCGGCAACCGTGGAACGCCGAAGAGCTCGCCGCCGGCGGGATCGTCGAGCAGCACCCCGACGACTACGAGGATCACCACGACTGGATGAATGACCTCGCGTGGCTCTCCCACCGCCGCTTCTTCACCACGAACCCCAGCCTCTACCGGCGCCGACTCCTCCTCGACCACCAGTGGCCCGAGGGACCTCACTCCGAGGGCCGCTTCTCCGCCGAGCTCTTCGCCGATCCGGCCGCCCGCTCCGCCTTCTTCGGCGCCCGGGACTCCGGCGAGTGGGTCCAGCACATCGGCTCGACCCGCGTCGGGACCGGCTACTGATGGCCGGCCTCAGCGTGGCCGTGTGCATGGCCCGAGACGAAGAGGACGTGATCGGCTCGACCGTGGCCCACATGCTCGAACAGGTCGACGCGGTGATCGTCGCGGACAACCTCTCGACCGACCGGACCCGGGAGATCCTCGACGAGCTGGCCACCGCGCACGCCGGCCGCCTCGTAGTCGTCGAGGACCCCGAGCCCGCCTATC